AGGAACGGCAAGATGAAATCGTGGTGTGTAGCTAATAGTCATCATTTCCTCCTGTATGAGTCACACACCTTATCGGCGATACTTGCCACGATTGAATAGAAATGATACGTTTACGATCTCAAGATCGCCAGCCTCTTCGCCATGAACCCTGACCTTTAACGTTTTGAACTTACAAGGGAATTTCCATAGTCTTGGATCACCGCTTCGACGCCCTCCTCCATATGGTCCTGCATCAAATCCAAACCCTTCCCCTTCGTTTCCGATAAACTCTGTTGACAGAGTTGGATTAAAGACAACATCACCAGTATGATTCTTATACAAGTTGTCTACATATGCAGAGATGAAGAACTTCGCATTGCCTTTTGTTGCCATTGCAATGAACCGTAGAAACTTAACAGTCATCGGATTCTTACTATCTAGCCAAGGCAACTCCATGTCGAAGTCAATGGCCTCTCCAAGATACTCTTCCCATCTAGGATTGAATAGAAGTGTTGATCGATCCTCCGCGAATGTAGCGGGAATAGCCGAACTTGTATGACCTGAAATGCACTTGTATACCTTTCCATTAACAGTATCGAGCGCCCTCACTCCAGCCTCGAAGAATGTTGAATTTCCCCAAATCACATCACGGTCAAGTACACGGTCCTTGTAAAACTTCTCCCCATCGTACACAGCGTTTCCATGCTGATAGACTCTGAGAGTGTCAGCGTAAAACACCCTACCAAGAAAACTCCGACATCCGCACTGCACATCAATGCCACTATACTCTGACCATGCGCTGTACTTTAGTTTGGTGTTAAAGCTATAAACAAAGATTCGGCCCCCTGGCGTGAACAGCATTAGGTCATGCGACAACGCATCGTAGACCTGAAAGCAATCCTTTAGTTGTTGCTCATCTGTAAGGTTTCCAATAGTTTGGCGATAAGGGGGTTCAATTCGCTCGCTGAGCGACTGGGTTTCAAGAGTCCCAGATACGCTAAGAAGATTACGGCGTGCACTAGCCGCGCCTCCCAATCCTGAGAATAGGAGGTCGTTCTCGACTGGTGTGTAGCATCGATGGCCCAGCAGTCCAAATGACGGCATGGTGTCGGGGAAGAATGGTTGGTGAATGCCTGCGGCATTGTACGTCCCCAGCTTAACGATCACCGTTTGATCTTGGAAGAACACAAGGAGGTTTGCTCGGAACCCTGCGATCCCCCTGATCTGTACCGCTCCTTGTGGCGCAAACGCTCCAACGTCAACCGTGATCGAATCGTTCGGGATGGGATCACCCGGAAATGTTCCGGCCGTCCCAACTGCGGATATGTAAATGAGGGTCGGCGCTGAAGGTAAACCAGCGACGCAGTGATAGTTCGAAACCACGCATCCGTAACGGCCGATCGGAGTGTTAACATTTGATCCGCTTGCGAGATCTTGTAGATACGTAACAACAAGAGTGCGGCTAATCGTGACTGGCTTGTCGATACCATTGTGAACTATCAACTGGTTCTTGTACGGGACGAAATCAACCGATGCTTTGATCGCTGGCGGACCAGCAATGTCAAGGTTCGTGCTCCACCCTGCTGGTGTCCCTGGTAACGCATGTGCAATGGTTGGGTTCCAAATAGGGAACTTCGCTCCATTTCCATCAAGCGCAATGATGTGTCCATTCGACAGTACGCAGATGACACTCGATGCGAAGTAGACCATATTAACAATTCGAGCGCCAGCCTCCGTATCAGAAAGGTCTGCAAACCATTCAGAGCCGAACCGAATCTTCTGAGTCCCACCCGGCGTCCGTCGGAAGTTCCTCACGGTGACAAGGAAGGTTGAGTCCATCTGTAGGTCAGTCTCGATGGCATTCCATCCACCACCGAACCCACGCAGCGTGATATTCTCGAGCTTATTCGCTTTCGGACTCTTAAATCCAGCGGGGAAAACTGACACGTTCATGTTTGACTCATACAGTTAGTAGTACGGATACTCTTGCCAGTAATTCGGAATCCTCGGTGACTCACCCGCAATACTAATAGGATGTTTAGCCAGCGATGCAATCACATCCTTGTATTTCATCTCCATCAGGTTTCGTATCACATCCGCAGCACCTGCATTCAAGTCGTCGCCAGAGAGTGTCATGTACGCAGTCGCATACGCAAGCATATCCTTGTCGAGAAAGAACTCCTGTTCCCAATCAAACTCGACTGCCGGCGGCACAAGCGGATAGACTTTCGCCAGCACATTAACTTGACCCACCGCTGTAATCGGATAGAATTGCAGCTTCCGCCTTTTGTAACTCGGGTTGTTTGCATTGAGACTCCCCCACGCACAAACATGAGTCCCTCCACCAATCATCGAGCTAGGATTTTCTTTTCTAGGCTTGAATGGAATCGGTGCGCTACTCCCTGCCGCATACGCAGCAACAAAGTCCTCAAAGTCCTTGATCTGTATGAAGGCATCAGTTGTGATCTTGCCAGTTGTGCCGTCCAGTGTGACTGTGAACCAGTCCAGATACTGATCCCAATTGTACTTTTTGAACATCATGTTAAACGCACGAATGGCATCGTCCTTCATACGATCGTCTTCGTACATTTGCACGCCAGGACCGGCTACCTCGCCAACAACGGTGAGTGCCGCATCTACGATTTCTCGAATTGTTGCACTCACCGTTGCTCTCCGCTCCCGTTGTTGTTTGACTCATACACCCTTAGGGCGCTAGATGGCGAATACCGTACATGCCTCCACCGTTAGAGGCATCAACATAGTTATCACCTGCTATGCCGAGTTCGTAGAAAAGCACACCGTTCGGTGCTGTCGTTGGAGTATAGATGCCGCGAGGATCACCCGTGGTTGCTGTAGCAGGATTAGTAAGCACGGCTTGCGTATGATTGGTCATGATCTGAGCATTGGTCATGACTGTCGTGCCTTCTTTGGCTGTGACGATCTGCCCTTTGACTGGCAAGCCAAGACCGTTCCCGACACCGATACTCCACGTAATTGCGTTGGAAGCAGTTACGTTGATACGAGTCCCGACCACTACTTTGAACGCTTTCAGCCCTGCGATCAGAGACGATGCAGCAGACGCGCCAGTGATACGTTCAAACATTGGCTGCATCAGGTAGTCGTAGCCAAGAATATCAACCGCGTTGTTTGTACCAGGGACACCAGATGGTGTAGCCGAAAGCACTCGTCCATAGCGTGCATCGATTACAACCGGCGCAGTGAAGTACGCGACAGTGCCGTTTGCGGTATTCACAGGGATAAGTGTACCAACAGTTCCCGCTGCTGACGTAGCAGGAACGCCAAGGTTGAAGCGTGCCGGAACGTGCGAGATAATACCAGCCCCATACTGCATGGCGGGTACATACTCGTTGACGCCGATTTGGAAGAACTGACGATCTTGGAACATTTAAGCTACCTCCGCCTCTGGCTCAAGCTGTTCAGGCATAAGAACCGGGCCGGTCTTAGCCGTCGCAAGCCTGATGACTGCCTTTTCCATTGACTCCATTGCCCCGCGACGAGTATTCTCGTCTTGAGACATAAGCATTCGTCCGATGGGACTATTCGGATCATTCAACCCTTGAAGGTTAATGATTGGTGCAGGCCCATCGACCTTATACTGACGAAGCTCCTCCTTATTACGGAGGCGCACAACGTGTCCCCGAGGGAAGTAAACCATGTAACCAGCGGGCTCCTCAACCATCTTACGTTTGAGTCCGCCGCTCTTGGTCCACGTTGTAACTTCTCGCTTAACTGTGCCAATCGTCTCATTGAGATCGACCACCACGTAGGCGAGCCGTGCTCCTTGTGTACCGGGTGCTAACATTCGACCCTCCTAGTTGGTGAGATACGCATGGGTCCGGTACTGTCTCCAAGAGCACAGTTGACCTTCCCATACAACACGACGACCTGCCGCATCCGTATCCCACGGTGCGACAAGTTGTTTGATCTTCATGTTGCACCCACGAAGGATGTGCAACGTGAGGTATTCTTCGTTGACGAAATATGCCACGTTGGCACCGAGCTTCTCGTCGAAGAGAAGAGGAACGCCATTGTGAGTTGTGCCTGTGATCCCGAGATTGATAAGTTTCTTGCCAGTTCCTGTCTCTCCAAGGGAGATAACAGTTTTGTCTCGAGCCGCGGCCTTGTGCATACGATAGATGTTGCGTCCGGCGAAGATAACCGTTGGCTTCGGGCTATTTTGTCCATCACTGGAACGGTTCAGGTCGAGTTCGAGGATGTCGTCGAAAGCCTCTTCGATATTTTCCGGCGTAAGCGTTCCAGCAAAGTTGTAGCTGGAACTTCTCCACTGAGGTTCGGAAGCAAGACTGATACCACCGACTGACCCCGTGGTGGGATCGGCTGGGATGAGGTTCCCAAGGCCATTCGGATCAGTTCCAGTTCCAATGCTAGTGTGGTAAGTGGCGAACTGTCTTGAGATGGACTCGTCAAGGGCCATGATTTTACCCTTGAGGATTTTGAAGATGACTGCTCGTCCTTGGTTTTCATCTTCTTCCTGATCTGAGATGATGAGCGATCCCACCACGCGACTCATAGAATAGTTAACCGTGGTGAACTCGTTCGTCTGGTTAACCGGAACCTGATCGTAGTATTGCATCGAAGTTACGTTCGGGTTCAGGCCGACGATGAGCGGATTGCTGATTGCTGGTCCGCCATCTTCTACGACTACACGCTTCTTAGCATGTAGGTATGCACTGACAGTGCCGGAAATCGCCGAGGCCATGATGAGCTTCGCACGACTCCGTGTCAGCATTGCATTGATCACGGTGTCAAGGGCTGGCATGGTGCCAAGTCTCCAGTTAGAGTTGTATGACTCACACTAGCCTGAAATGCCTGCTTCGCGCATTGCTCTCTGAATGATCGCGTCGTAGGATTCAGAAACTGGTGCGATGTCCTCCCCACCATTACCCATCGGTGCGGGACGACCATTCGGGAGACTTCGCTGACGCCCATTTGGGCCTCGCGAGTTCGTACTCCGCTGTGGCGGGTTCGTAGCAAGCTGCAACTGAATACGCGCCCAACATTCCCCGAGGGTCATCCCAGGGAATCGTTGGATCGTCTGAGTAAACACCGGAAGGTATTCGCGAGCGTCCGGGTTCGAATCGAAGAAGGAAGCGACTTCAGAGTTAATCTCGGCCCTGCGGGTATTCTCAGCTTGTAGTTGTGCCCGCTGCCGATTCTCCGCCTCAGTTCGCTCTCTGAGGGGGTTCACTGCCGTTCCGATTTCCTGGCGGATCATGTCCAAGAGAGACTTGGAGTCGATTCCGCCTGGAGCCAAACCAAGCTCAGCTACATTTATACCATTGGTTGCGGCTCTTGTCAAGATGTTTTTTATGGCCGACTGCGGATTGTCTCGAAGCTCTTTGAACAGTCTCAAAGCAGTCAGATGCTCACCTTGATCCAATCCGAACTGCTTGATTGACTCTTGATGAGCTTGAAGCGAAGTCAACTGGTTATGGAAGTTCCTACCAATCTCCACAGCCTTTTGAAGCCGTGTGTTAACTTCGGCAACCTGACGCTCATAGGTCTGCGCCTGTGCACGAGCCTTGTATGCGTCTTGATAGAGTCGAGCCTCTTTACCAGCCCGAGCCACAATCTGGCCCTGAGCGTTAACAAGGTTTCCCTTCCCGTCTGGCTTTACCTCGGCACCCTGAGGCAGTCGGCCCTCTGTTTGACTCACACGAGACTGTTGCTTCTCCGGCTGTTGCCGCTCTTGTCCATCACCAGTATCAAGATCGGCGCCTTCGTTTCCACTCCCTGTTTCGAGATCCTCATTCCCACTCCCCTCGGTATCCATACCAAGGTCTGCCCGAGTGAGGCCGAGATTGTCGAATACTGTGTCCTCTGCCGATTGATTTGGCAGGTTCGGTTCAGCCATTAGACGCTCCTGTGCGTTCTTGAATGAACTTTAAGATGTTCTGTGCGGGGGCACCTGAGTTACTCATCGCCATGACTTGTTGCTTATCTTGATCGGGTAGCTGTCGTGCCTGTTCCATCAACTGCTGCTGCGGATTAGCACCGGGCTGTGCCCCTCCAGGGGGTGCTGCTGCCGGTGATGCCTGTCCGCCATTAGCCACACCCTTCTGCATCGATGCGGTGACTTCCTGATCGATCATTTGCCAATCTTCAGGCTTGATCGACATTTCCGTGAACGCACCCTGTAACACATTCAGCATGATCTTAGTGACTGCTCCCGGTGCAGCACGCGCGAACTGTCCAACTGCCTGCGCGACTTCAATTGCCTCTTTCTTCTTGAACGCAGAGTTTGGCTTTTCCATCGAACCGGCAATAATGTCCACGCTGATCTTCTGAGTGAATGTCCTAACGTCCATCTGCTCCCAAGCCTGTGCCATATCATCACCGATGAGAGCCGCAACGTCTTCAATACTATAGTTTTGCACGCATAGCTCAGCCAAAGACAAAGCAACATCCGCTACTGTGTCTTCGATCACATCGACTTTCGCACCAACACTAAGCCGCATCGATTCTTGATAAGACTGAACGCTTGCAACGTTCGTGTTGGTCTTGAATTGTACTCCACGCAACGCATCACTAGTGTTCGAGATCCGATTAACCGAGTCGAGGATCGCTTGTTTGTTAAATAGCTGTTCGAACTGTAAGGATGGCGGCGCAAAGGCTTGGATACAGTCTTGGATCTTACCATTTTCGCCAGCCTTGATCCCAAGAAGTTTCTTCGCTCCTTGTGTCTCACCACGTAGACTTTTGACAAAGCCCTCAGCCTCATCTGGCGTAATCGTGTCTGAGTTGTAATAGAAGTTATCGAATACACTCCTGCGAATGCGTGCCATTTGCCGATTGATATCGTTGATCTCATCCTGCTGATCCAACAGGTACGCGCTTTCTCCAACACTGACTGTTCCTCCGGTGCTCATAATGTAGCTGATGATGAAGTATGGAAAGAAGCGCGTTGTTCCCAACGGATCATCCCACACCCACAGCGGCCATGTCCAATCCTCAGAGTGAAACAGATACACTCGGCGCATCTGTTTATCCCAAAGCAGGGCGCACTCGGTGAAGTATTGATCAATGTAGGCACGACGCTCAGGGTCTTCGAAGCTGATCGGCTGATCCGCTGTGTTTCCACTGAGTGATCGGAGTACCATCCCAAGTCCGTCATCGCGACTTCCTGCTCCGCTTGAGTCAAACGCAGCTTTGTGTGTCGGCTTATAGATCAACTTACGGGGAACATCCAAAGCATCAGCATCATTA